AAGACCACTTTTACTATAGGAGAAGGTCTTAAAACTAACAACAAGGCATTAACAAATTTGTTAGAAGATGTAAATACTTTTGGCGAGTCTATGGATGATGTTGCAAAAAAAGTTTTGTCAGATTTTTGGAAATTAGGGAATGGTTATATGGAAGTAGTAGTTGGACAAGGCTACTTAAATTTTTTTCATCAAGATGGTACAACAGCTAGAGTACATAAAGATGGGAAACATATTTTATTGCATCCAGATTGGGAACATGCAAGGCAACATCCAGAAGATTTAAGAAAAGTACCTATTTACCCAGAGTTTAAAAAAGAAAGCAATGGTGCTGTGTATCGTACTATGGTGCATTTTACAGACTATGAAAGTACATATTACTATTATGGTATGCCAGATTACTGTGCAGCTTTAGACCACATAAAAATAGCAAATCAAATAGGTGTTTATAATTTAACTCGCTTTAAAAATGGCTTTATGCCAAGTGCAATTATAGAATTAAATGCAGATATGGGCGAAGATGAAGCACAAGACTTTATAGATGATGCTGTAGCTAAACTAACAGGAGCAGGAGATAATAGTAAAATATTATTTATAGCAAAAAATGGAGAAGGAGATGCCACAAATGTTAATGTTATAAATGATACTAGTGATGGATCTTTTATGGAATTACAAAAAATCACAAACGACAATATTATATCTGCACACAGGTGGAATCCAGCATTGTCTGGAATACAAGTAGCAGGTCAATTAGGAAACAATCAGCAAATATTAACAGCATACGATATAGCTATGTGTACTGTTATAAAAGAACCACAAATGATGTTTCTTAAATGTATAAAGAAAATATTAAAAATAGAAAAAGGAATAAATGCTAGTGATTTGCATTTCCATACTAAACCTCCTGTATCATTATTAGGAGCAATAAATCCTACTGAATACATTTCAATACAAGAAGGTAGAGAGGTGTTTCATTTGCCAGAGTTGAGTGAAGAAGATTTGCAAAAGCTGATAGAAGAAAAAGCAACAAAAAAACCAGCTAATATAGAACCAGAAAAAAAAGAAGAAGATGGCACTAATTACTAAACAAGAAGTAGTAGATAAAGCTATGACAAATGCTAATTTTGATCAGCATTTAATAAAATCTACATTTATAGAAATAGCAGAATTAAATCATTTAAAACCATTTTTAGGAGAAGATTTGTATATTGCATGTTCTGGAGGTAGCTATGTTACTTTAGTAAACAGCTATATAAAAGATTATTTAGCATTTTGTGTCAAGTTTGAAATCTTGCCAGACATTACATACAATACAACATCACAGGGGGTAGTAGATAATATTGCAGACTTTACTAGTCCTGTTTCAGAGAGAAAATTAAACTATTTACGACAAGAAGTATATAAAAAGGCAGAAACATTTAAGAAGAAGATGGAAACATATTTAGATGACAATGCAAATTTATATCCAGAATGGCTAGGATGTGCTGATTGTGGTGGTAGAAAGGGTGGTAGTGTTAGTAAAAGACATGGCATAATAACCTATTAATAAATGAAAAACCATAATAATTTAACAGACTCGCAGATACACAATCCGAAGGGCTTTGCTGGTGCAAGAAAAAGAACAGTATCAACAAAAAGCCAAACTAGTGGTATTGAATGGGTAAAAGCTAACTACACAAGTTCTGTCAGTATATCATGTCCTGCTGATGTAGGAGGTCAATTACATCATAGTTATTTTTGTTTATTTAACAGTCATGATGCTGTCAAATATGCAGTATATTTTCAAATAACTAGCACAGCAGTTTTATCTACACCTAGTGGATACAATCAAGTATTAGCTATAAATTTAACAGAACAAGGCACAGGTGCAACAGCAGTACAGGTGGCAAACGCATTACAAACCACATTAAATGCACATGCTGATTTTACAGCAACAGATGATAATGCTGGTACAGTAACAGTAACAGGTTTAACTACAGCAAGTCCAGCAGTTGATGTTGATGCTTTAGTTGGAATAGCCATTACAGATACAGAAATAACAAACGAAATCTTGCATACAAATGCAAGTGGAGATTTAAAATTTACACCATTTACAACTATCTTAACAGAGACAGGTATAAATGACAAAAATTTTGTTCATACTCAAACAGAGTCAAGTGCGACATGGACAGTAACACACAATCTAGGAAAACATCCTAGTTGTACTGTCGTAGATTCGGCAGGAACTACAGTTTTTGGTCAAGTTGATCATTTGTCAGTAAACCAAATACGCATAACATTTAGTGGTGGCTTCACAGGGAAGGCATACTTTAATTAATTAATAATAACTATAAACAAAGAAAAAAATGGCGATTAAATTTTTAAATGATTTAGATGTATCTGGTAAACTAAATCTTAATGACAACTTTTTGGAGAATATCAAAATCCAACATCTTGCAACAAATCCAGATCCTATAGAGGGACAAATCTATTACAATACAACAAACAATGTATTAATGGTGTGTAATGGCACAAGTGCATCTGATTGGACTGCTTTATCATCTGCAACAGGAGATATTACAGAAGTAATTGGAGGTACAAGTATTGATGTTTCTGGTGGAACAAGTGGTGCTGCTACTGTAAATCTTGACAGTTCTACTGTAAGTGCTATATCAGCTAACACATCTAAGACAGGAATTACATCAGTACAAGCACAAGCTATATCTGATAACTCTGCTAAAACAGGTATCACAAGTAGTCAAGCATCAGCTATTACTGCCAATACTGCAAAAACAGATAATGTTAGCACAAATTTATCTGTAACAGTTGATGGTACACAACTAACAATAACATCATCAGATGGTACAGATGCTAGTTTACCTTTAGCAGATACTAATAATTGGGGTGTAATATCTGATGAGATTTATGATCAAATACAAGCCAATGTAAGTAAGACAGGAATAACAAGTGGTCAAGCAAGTGCAATTACTGCAAATACAGCTAAAAACTCATATCCTACTGGAGATGCTACAAAAGTAGGGCATATTTCTGTAACACAAGCTGTTAATTTAGACACTATGGAGTCTAATATTGCAACTAACACAAATAAAACAGGTACAACAGCAGCAGAAAGAACAAAGTTAGGTCGTATTACTTTATCAGACAATATTGATCTTGACACAATAAGTTCAGCTCAAGAAACTAACAATGCGAAGACAGGTATTACTGCTGCACAAGCTAGTGCTATTGTAGCCAATACAGCTAAAACATCAAATGTAAGTACAGATTTATCTGTAGCAGCTTCTACAACTAGTAGAGTTATAGCATCTTCTGATGGAACAAACGCAACAATACCTGTAGCTACTACAAGTGCTTCTGGTGTAATGTCAGCAGCACAAGTAACTACTTTAAATGGTAAAGCTCCAAAGGCTTCTCCAACTTTTACAGGTACACCATCAGCACCAACAGCAGCATCAAATACTAATACAACACAGATAGCAACTACTGCTTATGTACAAACAGAAATTAGTGAATTAATTAATGGTGCACCAGGAGCTTTGCAAACTTTAAATGATATTGCAGATGCACTAGGAGATGATGATGATTTTGCATCTACTATAACAACAAATTTAGCTGCTAAAGCACCTCTTGCATCTCCGACATTTACAGGAACTGTTAGTGGTATTACTAAAGCTATGGTTGGTTTAAGTAATGTTGCAGACATTGCTGTTTCTGGAACAAATACAGGAGATGAGCCAGATGCTAGTGTTGGCACAAAAGGTATTGTAGAATTAGCTACTACTGATGAAGCATTAGCTGGTAGTGATAGTTCAAGAGCTGTTACTCCTGCTGGATTAGCTGCTAGATCTTTTACTAATACTTATGGTGGATCTACAACAGCTTTAGTTGATCATAATTTAGGAACAAGAAATGTTATTGTACAAATGTTTGATTCATCAACTTATGATACTATATATGCAGAAGTTGTAAGAACAACAGCAAACAGAGTAACAGTTACTTTTAATTCAGCACCTGCAAGTGGAGATGTAACAGTTTTAGTAACTAAAATTGATTAATAAATGAGAGTAAAAAAGGCATACGAAAAGTTTGGTTCTCGTAGTTTTGTACCTAGTGCTATATCTAATACAAATGGTGTAGGAGAAGGAGATGTTTTGTTTCTTGGTAGCACAAGTGTAGCTGCTGGTAAAGCATATTATTTATATGAAGTAGAAGGAAGTGCTACTTGGGGTATAGCAGATGCTGATGCTTTAGCATCTTCATCTTATATACTCGCAATAGCTATGGGTTCTGGTACTGCTAGTTCTGTAGGCATGTTGTTAAGAGGTGTAGTTCATATAAGTAGTGTAACATCAGATAATTGTGCTGGTAAGCCAATTTATCTTTCTAGTAATCAAGGTCAATTAACTTTAACTGCACCTAGTGCAGCAGATAGCTATGTAAGAATAGTTGGCTACCAAGTAGCAGAGAACAAAATTTGGTTTAGTCCAGACAATACTCACATTAAAATTGCCGAAAGCTAATGTCAATTAATCAGATTAATAATATAACTGCTAGTAATATAAGCACTATAAATAACATTTCAGCATCAAGTATAGCTGAAGTGATAAATGTAGGTCTTAGTGTAGAACAGACACCATCCTTTGTAGACACTTATGCTGTAAGTAAGTCTATAACAACAGGATCTGGACAAGCAGTAAGAATAGCAGATGATGGTGGTGCTTATTCTTATATTCAATCTGATGCTTTTACAATATCTTTTTGGGTTAAGCCTGGTTGGAACGCAGCCTTAAATACTAATGTACATTTCTTTTCTATGAATACAGGTACAAGTTCAAGCTCAAATATGATTAGGATTTTTTATAATGAAAATAATAATAGAGTTTATTTTGAATATAGGTCAGCAACAAATGCTAAAAAATATAATTTTTGGTTGTTTCATGCAAATTCTGGTAATTATTCTGCTGCATATAGTGCTGCTGGTTTAGGTAGTTCTTATTGGAGTAATACTAATAGAGGTAATACAGGCAATGATAACATGACAATGATTACTATAGCTAAAGGTTCAGCTAATAATGCTGGTAGTAATAATGTTCGTTTTTATTGGAATGGCACAGATTGTGGTTTAGGTCATTATGGTGCTAATGGTTTTTCACAAGGCACACCAAGTATGAGTACATCAAACAGAGTAGTTACTGTAGGTAGTAATTCTTGGGTTTTTCAAAAATGTGGTAATGATCAAGAAACTATTTACAATGATTTAAGTATTTGGAATAAACAATTAAGTGCTTCTGAAGTAAGTGAATTATGGAATAGTGGTGCAAGAATGGATGCTACAGGTCATAGTGCAGCAGAAGATTTACATGGTTATTATAAGTTTGAAAATGATGGTAATGATAGTAGTGGCAACAATCATCCTGCCTTTACTATAAGTGGTAACTCTAATATACATACAATATAATGTATTATTATGTATTAACATTAGAGCAGTTTGAAAATGCAGATAAAGATCAAGTTTCTTATGTACATTATAATAATGATGGCACACAAATTATTGTAAGCACAACAGAAATAATTGCAGAAAGATACAGGAAATTTAAAAGCAAAACTACCTGTAGTAATTATTCATTTAGCAATCATGCTGATTGGGTAGGAGATGGTACAGGTATAGAAGAATGGGAATTAGAAGATATAATATATCTACAATATTTATAAAATAATAAAACAATAAAAAAATGGCAACAACAGTAACAAACGCAAACTTGACAGTAACAGTAACAGATGCAGTTACATTAAATGGACAGGCTTATGGTAATACAAATACTTTAACTGTAACTAGTATAGATGAGGTTTATAGCAGAATAGTAGAAGTGCCTATTGGAGCTTTTACACCTGTATTACAATTAGGTGCTACAGGACAAGGACAATTAACTGCTGCTAATGTAAAATATATAAGAGTTACAAATTTAGATGATACTAACTTTGTTAATTTAAAAGTATTTGGCACAGATGCAATGGTAATTAAACTTGAAGCAGGAAAATCTTTTATATTAGGTGGAGTAAATTTTGATGCAGCAGCAGCAGATGTAGCACAGGGAGCTGTTTCGTATAATGCAGCATTTGTAATGTCAGCAGAAGCTAATGTAGCACCATGTGATATAGAAGTATTTGCAGCGAGTATCTAATGAAACTCAAAGTTTTAAGATTTAGTAGCAAAAAAGATTGTACTAATGGTTTGCTTTTTGAAGAGTCAGAAATGGGCTTAGATTTTTTAGCATATACATTAGAAGATGAGCACAGAGTCTTAAAAGTAAAAGGAGAAACTAGAATACCTGCTGGTATATATAATGTTAAATACAGAAAAGAAGGAGGGTTTCACGAAAGATACAAAAAAAGGTACTCTAGCATACATAAAGGAATGTTGGAAGTATGTGATGTGCCAAACTTTAAATATGTACTTATACATTGTGGTAATACTGATGAACATACTGCTGGATGCCTTCTTGTGGGGGATTCGCAGGAAAACAATGTTGTCATCAAAGATGGCTTCATTGGAAAGTCATCTAATGCTTACAAAAGAATTTATCCGATTATCGCAAGATCGTTGGAAATAGGAGAAGAAGTCATTATAGAGTATGTAGATTATGATGGCATAAAATAATTGATATGAGAGCAACTAATAACGATATAATAAAAGAAATGGCTTTAATGGAGCATAGAATGGACTCAATGGAAGAGAAATTAGAAAAAATGGATGCAAAGCTAGATATGATAACTGAAAGACTTTTAGATCCAGACAATGGAGTGGCTTCTAAAGTAAACAGAAACACATCAGCTAGAAAAGGTTTGTCAAGAGCTTTATGGGTTTTATATGGTATTGTTATTGCAGCTTTAGCAAAATTTTTTTTTGATTAAATAAAATATATTAAAATGGCTAAAAAAAGAAAAAAGAAAAAACCAGCATACATAAAGAAATGATACAAAAAGATTATACCATTAATTTAGGAAATATAATATGGATAATTGGTATCATCTTTACAATGGGAATTGCATATAGTCAGATAGGTCAATTAGGGGAAGACATAAAAGTGTTAGAACAAAGACTAGAAAAAAAAATCAAAGTAATTAATGAGTGTGAAGATAGAATTGTTGAGCTAGAAAAAGACTTAGCAACACTTAAAAATTGTAAAAATCATAAAAAATGAGTATATTTTCTAAAATATTATCTGGTGGTGCAACTGATCTTGTAAAAGAAGTTGGTGGGGTTTTAGATAACCTTACAACTACAAAAGAAGAAAAGCTAGAAGCACAGAAAAAAATACAAGAATTATTGCTGTCGCACGAAGCAGAAATGCAAAAGCAAGTTACAGAAAGATGGAAATCAGACATGGCAAGTGATAGTTGGTTAAGCAAAAATGTACGACCAATGGTGCTAATTTTCCTTGTTTTATGTACTATGTTGCTCGTTTTTATAGATGCTGGAGTTTTGGCTTTTAAGGTAGAAAATTCGTGGATAGAATTGATAAAATTAACTTTATTAACAGTCATTGGTTCATATTTTGGTGGCAGGTCATACGAAAAGGTCAAAAATTCTAAATAAGTTTAGACTATGGGAAAACGATTAAGACTTTCAGACCAAGAAGTTGATTTAATTTACCAACATAGAGCAGGGGACTTAGACAACTTAAATTATAATTTATCACAAAACACAGCTTTAGACAAACATCTTGCAGAAAGAGGTATAGATAAAAAAGATGTAGTATCTGTAAAGCATTGGCAAAATTTTGCAGGAGAACTAAGATTTTCAGTAGTAACTAAATCTAGTCCTGTAGATGAAAAAAATGTATTTGACAATGTTTTAAAGCTAATAGAAGATAATGCTCCAGAATATGCAAAAATAGATTATAAAAAAGGCAATCATTTATTAGTTATAAATCCAGCAGACATACATATTGGTAAATATGCTAATCAAAGTGAGACAAACGAGGAGTATAGCATGGATACAGCCATAGAAAGAGTTTTAATGGGTGTTAGTGGGCTTATTAATAAAGCTAAAGGCTTTGACATAGATAGAGTGTTATTTTGTGTAGGCAATGATGTTTTACATATAGATAATGTTTACAATACAACAACAAAAGGCACACACCAGGACACAGATGGTAAATGGTGGGAACATTATGAAGTAGCATTACAGGTTTATGTGCAATGTGTTGAAATGCTAAGAGAAATAGCTCCTGTAGATTGTGTTCACAGCATGAGTAATCATGACTACCAAAGTGGGTTTCATTTAGCACACGCATTAAAGTCATGGTTTAGAAACACAAAAGATGTAACAGTAGATTGTGGTGTGTCGTATCGTAAATATTATAATTATGGTAACAATCTTATTGGTTTAGAGCATGGAGATGGAGCTAAAATGGATAAATTACCTTTGTTAATGGCACAAGAGAAACCTTTACTCTGGTCTGAAACAAAATATAGATATTGGTATTTACATCACATTCATCACAAAGTAAAGCATAAATGGTTAGATGCAAAAGATTATATAGGGGTTACAGTAGAATACATGAGATCCCCTAGTTCTAGTGATTCATGGCATCATAGAAAAGGTTTTTGTGGTGTACACAAGGCTGTAGAGGGTTTTTTACATGATAAAGAAAGTGGTCAAGTAGCAAGACTAACACATTTCTTTTAAAAAAACTTTTTTATATCAAATAATTTTTGTTATATTGCATTAAGTTTTGTTAGACAGTAGGTTCTCAGCCTACATTTTAAGTTATGAATAGGGAGATTGTCGTAGTCTCCCTTTTCTTTTTATAAGAAATAAAGAAGGTTCGGTATCTACTTGTAGAAATACATGGCAGGATAGGGTAAAATGCCCTTCTTATTTCTTTTTCAGTCAGTTGGTAGCAAATTTCCTCTTTAATAATTTTTTATACTGAATTGGTAGCAAATCTGTTCTTTAGTTTTTTTTGAGTCAGTTGGTAGGAGATTTTCTCTTTAGTAATTTTTTAGAAAATTTTAAAAATGCAAAAGTGTTTTCCGGGAAATTTAACATAATAATTATTATAAGACAAAATTAGATCCAGATAAATAATACTTAAAATAATTTGGATATTTAAAAAATATGTTGTTATGTGTAAATATGTCTAACTTAAATAATAAAAAAATTATGAAAAATAATATTGCTGAACAAGTGTTTGATGCGTTTACTGATGGATTTCAAGAAAATATAGAAGATTTAATCCCTATGTTTTATACAACTGATAATAAAAAAGAAACAGAAGAAATAGTAGAACTAGTATTAGATAAGGTAGGAGAATTATATGGTACTAGAGTTTACAAAAAACCACACAAAACAATACAATTAGTAGTAGAAAATGATTATAATTCTGGATTTTCTTTTGATCTATATAAAGAAGATCTGTTAAATTGTGCAGAAGATCTGGATATTATAGTGAAACACAAAAACAATGATTATAACCATGTTTTAAAAGATCATGATAATGTAGTAACTATGGATTATAAGTATAAAAAAACTATTGAATGTAGAGGATATTCGCAAAGTGAATGGGATACATACACAATATATTACAAAGAATGGAATGATCAAACGCAATTACTAGCCGATTTATTAAAAAATATATTTACTCATAAAAATGATTATATTGTATATGTTAATGAAATAATAGATCATGAACATACTAAAATAGTAGATAAATTTTGTTTTTCTATAATTGATACAGAGTTTCCAGATCATGATCGTATAAGAGAAGAAATAGAGGAGTATTCTTTAGATAATGATATTAAATTTAATAACATAGTGTATAACTTAAATAATTAATGATATGAAAAGTAATGAAATGGAGTTTATAGATGAAATTTGTACACAAATACTAGAATTAAAATTTGGAGAACATTATTATAAACAAGGTAAAGGAACAGATAAAGAAACTTTATATTTAACAGATGAAGCTCAAGATTTTTATAATTCTTATTATGATGAAATAGAAACATTATATAAAAATTTAATTGTGCCGAAAATTAATCCATTAGAATGGTTTAATCATTTTGTTGATTATATGCAAGAGCAAGATCCAGATATGTATAATAGGGCATGTGAATATGCAGATTATGAAGAAAAACAAAGTATTAAATTAAAATAATTAAAATGAAAGAAAAAATAAAATTTCAAATTGAAGAATTTGAGCTGGGAGGAATTTCTACTTTTGAATTAATAGATAGAATTATTAAAATATTAAAAGAATATTAAATGAAAGTAAGTGAATTAATTGCAGAACTGCAAAAAGTAGATCCAGATAAATATATAACACCTTTAGCTAATTCTACTAATGGAGAAGATACAGATTTTGATATAGATTTAAATAGTATTGAAATTTGGAATGATGGAGATGAAAGTATAACTTTATTTATGTTTAACAAATAAAATATTAAAATGAAATTAAAATTAAATAAACAAGAATTAGAATATTTGACTATAATAATAGAACAAAATTTAGAAAAAAATAATTCTTTTATGAACATGAAAAATGATGATTATATGGATATGTTGCACAATATTCATGTAAAATTAATAAACATAGTATTAACTTAAAATAATTAAAATGGATAGAGAAGAAAAACAAAAAACTTATCAATGTATAGAACATGGAGAAATATTTTATATAGATGCAAAAAATATTGAACAAGCAATAGAATTTGCATCAATGTATGGTGGAAGTGTAATAAAAGAAGTTAAATTAAATAAATAAATAAAGATGAAAATAATAATAAGTAATAGATCTGTATATCATAAATATGCACAAGTAGAAATTAATATCCCAGATACAATTAAAACAGATGATGTATTGGATTATTTGCAAGAAAATGAACATTTGTATAATGATAAAATAGATGAACAAATGTTTTTTGTAGATTATGAATTTGGATCTGGATCTGATGATTATGTAGGCATGGGAGATCAACTTGCTGAAAGTGAATGGAGATTTGACATTAAAGACCAGAATTATGGAGGTCATTTGTAATTCTGATATAATAATTCATGATGATGGATATATTTGCTGTAATATTTGTAACCATGAAGAAATTATTAATAATACAGGAGTTTGCGAATGTTGTGCAAACAATAGAGTAGAAGATGGTATCTGGTCTGTTAAGCAAAGATATAGCAACAATTTACGAACAGATATTAATGGAAACATAAAAAATATATGATAACATACATGATTTATATAATTTTATTGGCTATCTGGGAATTATTAAGCGAAAAACCAGATAAAAAGAAGAGATAGGGTAAAACCTATCTTTTTTTTTGTCTAATTGGTAGGGAAATATATTATTTACAATAGAATGTGAGTTTTTGTTCTTTTTTGGTCAAGTTTTTGTAATTGTATGATAGCTAATTATTTAAACCTGTTATTAACAGATAACGAAAAACTTTTTAATAAAAAAAATATTATTTCAATTATTTTTATATCTTTGACTTAACAAAACTTAATTTTTAACTTAAATAACAAAAAAATGAAAACAATTTTTAGCTCAAATTCAGATGTAGCTCACAATTTTGCTACACATGATCAATATTATGGATCAAGTAGTAATAGAAATTTATATTTTGAACATAATAAGATTTATTCTTATGGATCACATTATTTATTAGGTACAAAATTTTTAATTGGAGAAACAAAACACATAATTATTGATAACAGAGGTTATTCTAATTCAACAAGTAAACATATTAGTATTTTAAGTAGTGCAACAAGGCACTTTAAACAATTTTTAACACAAAGTATTGATTTAGAAGTTGTTCATGGTCAAATTAAAGATTATTCTCTAAAAATACCTAGAGCAACAAAAAATAAAGGTTATTACATAAACCAGATACAAAGAATGTATAATGATTTTGTAAAATTTCAAAATTATGCAAAAAAGCATAAAAACGAAAAAACACCATTAAATGATTATATTATAGATTTTAGAAATAAAAAATTTAAAGAAATTAAACACATATATAAAAGTATAAAAGAAAATTTAACAGATTTTCAACAGGAAATTATAGAAATAAACAAAAAAATAGCTTTAAAAAAGAAAAAACAAAATGATAAAGCTATAAAAAATTTTAGAAATAGAAAAACTGATAATTGTAGAGCAAATTTTGATGTTTTAAGATTAGATCATATTGACACAGGAGACAATTTTATAGATTATTTTGTAAGATCTGGTCAAGGTATCAAAATGAATATAATTGATAGTTTAAATGGTATTGAAATGATCAAAAAATATGTTTCTTATACTAAAAACACAAAAGAAAATGATCAAAATTTTATTAGAGGACAAAAAATTGGTCAATATACTATAATTAGTTTTTTAAATAATATTTTAACTATTGGTTGTCATAAAATTAAATTAGCTGAAATTTTAGAAATAGAAAAACAAATTAAAAAAATTAAAAAAATAACTAACTAAAATTATTAATTAAAATTAAATAACATGCCCAGAAAAGCAAAAGAAATGCAAAAAAGATCTTATTTCACTTATTCAGTTTTTGTAGGTGGATCAGAAATAAATGATTATTTATTGTCTAAGGCACAAGCTGTTAATCTAGCTTATAAATATAAATTTAATGATTATAAAGATGTTAAAATAGTAAAGATAACCAGACCAAATAATTGGCTGGATCTATAACCCTTAAAAAAACTTAAAAATGAAAACGAAACTAATTATTGATGTATTATTTAACAGATCGGCAATTAAGCCGATAATACCAAACAAATTAGCTAAAATAAAAGATTATTTAGCTATTAATACTGAACATTATTATAACTATGTTATGTTCACAGGAGGATCTAAAGTAGATCAACAAAATACTAGTGTATCAAGATTTGAAATAACTATTAATGAAAATACAGAAACAATAGAAAATATTTATAACCAGTTTATAAAAACTTTTAAAGATAATAAAATTTATAAACATTAAAAGTGTGCAAATAGGTTGCACAAATACTATTTAAATTTGTACCATTATTAATTTTTAACTTAAATTTTTTATTATGGAAAAAATGAGCAAAACCCTGTTAGATGCGTTAATGTCGGATACGCATAGTAGCTTATATGAGCTAGAAACTGAAATTGAAGCTATTGAAGTGTATATAACTACCTACGATATGTTTGACAACACAAAGACCGATTATAGAATTTATAGACTTTTTGAAACACCTGTTTCATCTGGTTTAAATAATTGGACACTAGACCGATTAAATTGCATGGAAGTGAATGTTTCTGGTTGTATCTGGATCAAAAATTCTAATAATTGGATAGATTTAGATGTTTCAGAGTATGATGGGCAATATTTTTATAAATGGATAAAAAGATCCAGACCATTAAGAAATAATATTAATGATAATTATTTTACTAAAGATAATTAATATATATTTTTTAATAAAAAATTATTTTTTAAACTAGAT